ATCTCCGCGATCTCTTCCGCATCCTGGCCGGGAGCCGCATTGACAACAATATTGATGTCATTGTTATACGTTGCCCCCATCGCATCGGAGACGGCTCCGCGAATCATGGAATACATCATGTTTTGACCAATGACTATCTCACCGCCGCGCCCATCTCCAAAGCCCTTCAACCCGGAAGATGTAGCAAGCACAGTCGGAGAATTGAACATCATCGGCTGACTATACGCTTTCTTATACCAACTGACACTCAGCCGGGGAACGCTTGGCGGCTTGAGGCTGAACGATCCAGTAATGGAGAAATGCGGGAGTTTCAAATCCGGGAGCTTCCAAGAGAAATTGAAGATGCTCTTGATCCTGTCAATCGCATTTGAGACAGCCGTTCTTGCGGCGTTCATTTTGTCCGTGAATGCGGATTTAATGGCCTCCATCTTGCTACTCACCGTAGACAAAGCGCTGCTCAGTTTGCCCCCGGTGATGGAATCAATCGTGTTGAAGGCACCCTTCCAAATGCTCATGTAGGCTTGTCCAGCCGTGGTCAAAATGCCTTTAATGCCGCCGCCGTTCTCCTGCACCTTGGATTTAATCGCGTTCCAAGTCTCAGAGGTGGCAGACTTGAGGCTGTTCCACGTTTCCGTTGTCTTGGTCTTTACGGTAGTCCAAGCGTTAGAGATTCCATCTTTGACAGCCGTTGCCGCATTGGAAACAGCCGTTGTAACGGATTCCCAAACGCCCTTAAACCACTCGGAGATTGCGCCCCAATTCTTCACAACGAGGATGACAGCCGCCACAGCCGCCGCAACAGCCGCGATGATAGGAAGCGCGGGAGCGATAGCCGCAAGAACGCCACCAATCGCCGGGATGATAGTGCCTGTCAGCACCGTCCCAACAGTGGATATAACAGGCATCGCCGTCCCGATGAAGGACACCACACTTCCGACAGCCGTCCCCACGCGCCCGATAATGGAAAGCACTGGGCCGATAGCCGCGACAATGCCAGCCGCCGTAATGATATGCTTCTGAGTGGATTCATCCAGATTGCCCCACCATTCAGCCGCCGTCTGAATCGCCCCGGTGATATGCTCAAGCGCCGGGGTCACGATCTCAAGTAGAGAAGCGCCCACCTCGGCACCTGTTACCTTCGCATTGTTCAGCGCGATCTTGAACTTGTCTATGGGGTCAAGTGTTGCGTTATAGGTGTCAGAAGTGGCACCAAGCGAATCGTTGAGGATGTCGGTGCTTGCCGCGAAGTCTGTGAAGGAAATCTGTCCGTTTCTGACGGCCTGGAACACCGCCGCGCCGTTCTTGCCGAAAAGGTCATAAGCCGCAGACAGTCCGTCCATGCTGTCAGTTCCGTTGATGATGGTGTTCTGCAAATCAGCAAGCGCCTGGTCAAAGGGAACGCCCTGCTCCGTTGCCTCTTTCAAGGCTTTCTTCATGCCCTGAATGACAGCAGAGGAATCCGCCCCGGCAACTTCAAGCTGGCCCATGAAATCAACCGCCTGATAAGCGGAGAGGCCCATTTCTTGAAATGCCGTTGCGTTAGATGTGAGGTTGCTTGATAGCGTGTCCGCGCTGACACCGTACCGCTGAGATGTTACGGTGATAACGTCAAGAACGTCCCCGGCTTCGCTTGCGTCCATATTGAACGCCGCGAGAGCGGTTTGAACCTTGTCAATGCTCCCGGAAACGTCAACGCCGTTTATCTGAGCGAACTCAAGGAACTTCCTCGACATTTCCTCAGCCGCATCACCAGAAAGCCCGAATCGGGTATTCACTTCACCAATCGCCGCTCCAACGTCATCCATGGAAACGTTCATGGTGGTGAAAACATCGTTCGCCTGTTCTTTCAGATCACCCAGCGCATCACCAGTGGCCCCCGTCTTTTTGATGATGGTGTCATACCCGGAATCAAGGGACTTAAAGGACGCAACCGCCGCCGTTCCAACCGCCATGATTGGAGCGGTGACGTATTTCGTCATCCCGTCCCCGACAGACTGAATCTTCCCGGAAACATCGGTTATCTTCTGACCAACTTCTTCAAACTTTTTCCCAAGCAGCTCCACATCGGACGGGAGGTTCTTCAGCTCGGTTTCCAGATTGTGAAGCTCAGTGTTAGCGTTAGCAAGAGCCTCTTTCCACTTCTGCGTCCGGGTGTCGGCTTCGCCATATTTCGCGGTGGATTCTTCAACCATCCGCTTTGTCTGTTCAACACGTTCCTTCTGGATTTCAATGGCCCGGTTCAGCTGCTCGGTCTTGGCCTTGACCTTTTCTTGTGCGGTTGTATTCTTATCAAAAGCGGATGCGGTTTCATTCATCTCCGCTTTTAGAGTTTTCTGCTGTTGGATAATGTTCTGTAGGGCTTTGCGGTATTCGGCTTCTCCTTCAATGCCGATTCTCGGCCCAATGTTTACAGGCATTTCTTCACCTCAGTTTTATAGCGTCCTCAAAGCGGGTGAATCGCTTTGCTTTTTTCTTCGGGACAGCCGTACCCTCATAAATGGATAAACAGGAGAGCATATCAACCATTTCGCCATAACGAGTAATGATGATCTCTCTCCTGTCCATTCCAAGTTTTCTGCCGTAAAACAGATACCACGACAGATTGAGCGTTATAGGTTGTCCCCGCTTGCGTTTTTTCCCTTCACGGGTTCTGCATCAACAGTGGTTTTCCCATCGTCAGCAAACACCTTCAACGCCTCTTCAAAGAGGTTGTTAAAAGCATCGTTGTCCAGAAGCATGACTTCTTCAAGCGTGAGGGGCTTTCCAGAGTGGCCGGGATCTTCAAAGGCCATCGCCATTTCATATCCCTTGTTCATTGCCACAATGAAAGCCGCCGCCGCTTTCTGAGCGGTGGAATAATCGCCCTGTATCAGCTCAGCGAACTTGTTGATGTCCTTGCCGGGGCAAAGCTCCGCAATCTCACAGTTGCCGAGGACTGTTCTCCGAAAATGGATCTCTCTGCCGTGGATTTCCATTGTCAGCCTCCGAGCGCCGCCGCAATAGCAGCTTCAGCCGCCGCCTCGGTGGTCTGGTCGGCACCAATCATCTTCCACGCATGATTAGTGGAATCATCGCGGTAAATGGTGGCCTCCAGCTCGGTGGTCTGCCAGTCGATCTCTTCCTCCTGAGTAGCAGCATCAAGGCCCTCCGGGGAGAACTTGCACTTGGTCAGCACAACGGGAGCATAAGTGGTCACGCCGTCCTCCATGTACCGAGCAATAAAGCCGATGCCGACATAAGGCACGACAGCCGCATCATCGTAGACATCCCACTCAACCTGACCAACGGTCTTAGTGGTGGTCAGTCCGGCAATGAGTTTCCGCGCCGCCGCCTTGAGGCCGTCCACGGTGAGGGTCACGGAACCAGAAGTGAACGCCTGGTTGTCAGTCTCGGCAATCACGTTGTCAGCGTAGAAGTCGTTGTCAGAACTGCCCTCAACGTCAAGGGAGACTTCCACGCCACGGGCAAGGGGAATCCCGCCCGAATACGTCACGGCACCAGCGCTCTCAGCATACAGAGCCACCCAAGGCCTGGAGAAGCCAGTGCAGACTTTGCCATTCGCCATTTTTTAACCTCCATAAAAAGAGGGGAGCGGCGTTAGCCGTCCCCAATAATTTCCGAGAGTTGTTTTTCAAACTCTTTCTTCATAGCTTCTTCAGCTTCTCCCCTTGCCTTTGTGACCGCTCGCTTTGCGAAGGGAATCGGCCTCATAAAACTAGTACCTTTGTTGATTGACCTTGCTATTAATGCGTTAGGCTTTCCGCCCGGCCATCTTTCCGTCTTGTCGGCGTTCCATCCATCAAAGCCGATGGTGATGTTGCTTGTGCCGCCGTCTGTTCTTTTTCTTGCAACACCAAGCCCTTCAAGCAAGCCATCCTTTTCAACTTGTGTCGGGTTTCGGCGTTCGCCACGTCTTACCCTTTTGCTTGACGCAACGGGGAGCGCTTCAATCTCACTTCGTGTAGCATCAGCGAGAATCTTCGCACCCTGATACAACGCCCGGCCAGACAATCCGCTGACCCTGTATTTCAATTCATTGCTCATAGCTATGAACTTATCAAGGCCAGCACCAATTTTCATCGTTGCCATCACGCAACACTCCAAAGCCATTGGTAATGGATAAGGTTTGTTTCGTCCTCATACTGGACGGAATCAAACCGCCACACAAACGGCATATCAGCGGCAATGCCAGCAAGAATGTTCTGGACGGTATCAAGCGCCGGGTCATACTCGGTCTTGGTGTAGTAATCCACAAATCCGCTGATTGCCTGTTCCGCTTTGCGGTTGTCAGCATCAAAAGCGGTGGATTCTCCGTCCTCAGCCCACACGCAGAATGGGGCTTGCATCTGCGGTCTCCAATAATGGTAGACGTTAGAATCAAGCCCCTCCACAAGAGCATTTCCAATGATTTCAAGTTTCTCTTGCAACGTCATAATTTTCCTCCAGCTTGGAGAGGGTAATGTCAGTCACTTTCAAACCATCGTCATCCAAAAGATGCTGAACGTTTGTAATCCTGTACTGACCGTCATTTTCCGACATTGTAAGAACGGCATACATTCCGATTTTTACGGCGGCGCATCTCCAAACCCGCACAAGCAAGTCAATCTGCTGATTTACGCCAGCTGCGGCAT